TGGATGGCTATTATGAAGGCTATCACTACACATTTGATGATGCAGTCCGTCATGTAGAAGGTCTGGCTACATACTTCAATAAGTTTGATGGCACTGACCAGCACATGACATACGAACAGGCTATGGAGTTAATCCAAGGTGCGTATTAAACCAATCAATCCGGTGGCACGAACCATGATGCAGAATAGAAGACGCACACAGGTCGTGCCACCTAAACGGGGCAAAGGCTCATACGATAGGCAAGAGGAGAAGAAAAATGCCAAAGAAAGAGCAAGAAGTTATCATGTTTCAGAAGATAAAGATTAAGCGTGGAAATGCACCAGCAAAGCGTGATGACTGGAAGCGTGAGCGTAAAGCATTGCGTCAGCGTAAGGTGCGGTCACAAGAGTATCACCTGAATACCTTTGGTCGGTGACAGGAGATTGACATGGCAGATAAATACCCATACAATGTAATCACATTGATTGATGATGATGGACGCAAGGTGTCTATCTCACAGAAGAAGGGGGATAAAGTGTATTGTGAAGTGTGGATGCGTGAGCAACCCGAACCAATACAAAACCTGACTGTTGAACAGCTTGCAAAGTTTTTGAGCAAGCATTATGTGGAGAATGTAAGATGAACAGATTTCTGATTGAACATCACCCTGACTGGATAGCTAAGTCACTATGTGACCAGCACATTGTGAAGATGCCATTGGAAGAAGCACAGATGTTATGCACTAGCCTGTGGCATCATGCGCCAGAGTATGCACAAGAGATGGGTTTGTATAAGCCTGTGCATCAGAAGCATCCATGCACACTATGGGCTATGGATAACAATCGTAACTACTCATTTGCTTTCAGGCTATACGACAGTATGTTGCGTGAATATGCATTCCGCTATGGCAAAAAGCATGGTGCTGGCAAACATTATTATGCACTGAAAGAGGGTGTGCATTTTATACCTGACACAACAAACTTCCTGACACCACACCCTCAATGCTTCAGTGGTCACGATGACTTAAAGACAGATGAGAACTGGCCTATTGAAGCATATCGTGCCTTCTACATTGTTGACAAAGTGCGCTTTGCTAGATATAACAAGGGCAGAGAAATGCCACAATGGATGAAGAAAGGAATTGAGAATGGACAAGGATTACATTCGGGGTGAAGCTGTCTTTGAGGATGGTGAGTGGTGGTATATACAACCCGGAGATAAAACTAGGCGAAGGATAGTCTCTCATGCCAAGAAAAACATGACACGAATGTTTGTCAATGGCAAATACATTCCGAAGTCTCACCCACTACACAAGCCGGGCAATTACAAGTCACTTGATGACGCATGGTCGCACAATAAGATTGACAGTGTGCCAAAGGGTGAAGTGTATGCCATTGTCAATGCGGCATGGCCAGAGTGGGTAAAGATAGGGTGTGCATCCATAGCAGAGGACAGGCTGAATGGATACCAGACTGGTTCACCCTATCGTGACTACAAGATTGTCTGCACAATACAGACAGACAATAAGAGAAAGACAGAGAACTTGATGCACAAGACTGTTCAAAAGCTGGCCGATGAGAGGCGCAATGAATGGTTCAAGATAAGTATTGACACTGTGAAAGAATTGTTCTATAAGTATGAGAGTGAATCAACAACAGCAAAGGAGCATGAAAATGCCTAACCATACAGACAACAAAGTAATCCTGTCACACGCTGACAGCAAGATGATTGATGACATCTACAATGTAATGAATACAGATGACACAGAACTGCTCAATCATCTCATCCCTATGCCCAAAGAACTTGAAGGCACATCAGGCTTTGACGAGAATGGTGTGACAGGATGGTATGAATGGCGGCTTCAAAATTGGGGAACCAAGTGGGACATATACGATGCACACTGTGACCGCATTGATGCGAACACACTGCAACTATACTTTAACACTGCATGGTCGCCACCTATCCCTGTCTTTGACAAGCTAGTAGACATGGGATTTGAGGTCACTGCTCGTTACCTTGATGAAGGCTGGATGTATATCGGTGAATACACAGGCGGCTTTGCACACATGACAGAGCCTAACGATTACTGCGTTGATGATGTAGAGAAAGTTATCACTGAATACCCCGAACTTGATGAGGAGTTTGGCATCAGTGAAATGATTGCAGAAATGAAAGAAGAAGAAGGAGATGCAGCATGACTGAACTAGCTTTCCTTTTAATTGGATGGAACTTGTGCTTCATATTCGTAGTGTTAGCACAAAAATACAATGATAATTGAAGCACTTGTCTGCATTGCACTCAATGTGTATCATGAAGCCCGTGACCAGCCCTTCATTGGGCAGGTTGCGGTGGCACAAGTAGTGATGAACAGAGTGTATGATGACAGATACCCCAACACTGCCTGTGAGGTAGTCAAGCAAGGCCCAACATACTCATGGACAGATGACTTTCCTGTTCGCAATCGTTGTCAGTTTAGCTGGTATTGTGATGGCAAGTCAGACAAACCAAAGGATAGCACAGCATGGATGGATGCTATGCGTATCGCACATGGTGTGTATTACGGCAACCTAGATGACTTTGTAGAGGGTGCTACACATTATCACGCTACCTATGTCCAGCCCGAATGGGCAGACACAAAGACAAAGGTTGTTCAGATTGGTGAACATATCTTTTACAGATGGGAAGATAATACTTGACACTAACTGTGCGTCTGTGTTATCATCTAACAAAATATCAGTTACCACTAGCAAAAAGGAGAAGGAAATGCCACTGGATTTTACTAACATCATTGAGACTGTGCCGGATAATCTTCAATTCAAAACAGTCTTTGAACCTACCAAGTTCACAGAGAAGAAGTATGTTATCAATGGAAATACAGGTGATTACATTGGTATCGTAGGAAAAGACTTTAACTGTGCAGACCATTCTGATTTCTTTCATGGTGTTCAGGATACTGTGCTGGAAACCCTGTCACCAGATGAGGTAGCCAACGCAAAGCTGACATGGAAGACTGCACGAAACAACGCATGGGCATTGATGGACATGACGCTGCCGAATGTTACAGCAGAGATTGTTACAGACAAGCACAGCACGACTGTTGCCCAGCGTATCATTGCCTTGCATGGTATTGATGGTAGCTGTTCCAACCAGACATACTTCGGTGCGATTGATTTCTTCTGCACCAATGGTATGATTCGTGGTGAGCATGACAAGGTGCGGCGTAAGAACACCAGCAACTTTAGTCTTGACCTGTTTATCCGCGACTTGAAGCGGTCACAGCAGGACTTCTATGCACAGACAAAGCAGCTTCAGCATTGGGCTAACACTAGCATCAGCACCTTTGATGTGAAAGCTATGCTGGAAAAGGTTATGTCTTCAGAAAAGAAAGCAACCGATATGTTCAGCTTGTATAGTGCAGAAGCCGGAGTGCGTGGCTACAATATGTTTGCCCTGTATTCTGCCTTCACAAACTATGCCACCTATGCAGATGAGCGTAATGGTTTTAACCTTCGCAATACTGGCAACGATACACAGGCTGTGTCAATGTTCCAGCGTGAGCATGAAGTATCCAAGTGGATTTCAAACCCAGCATTCAAACAGTTGGAGGCAGCATGAGCGAAGAATGGAATGGCCCACAAAGTTTGTGGCAGTGTTTTTGGAGCAAAGAGCATGGTTTCTATGAACACTATGAGAGAAATGAGTATTTAGAAGAATACATACAAACCAAATATGGAGAAAGAAGTATAGCTTACAAACTCCTGTATAAGTATTGGGCTGTATGTGGGTTCTTTCAGGATATTCGTGCTATTACTAAGGGAGATGGGATATACTGGAAAGATTGGTCAGTCAAGATGACACTAAGACAGTATCTTTACATGACCCTGATACATTTTCCATGCCTAAGTATATGGGAGTATATCAAGTATGATGTCTTCAAGATGACATATGATGACCCACATCTAGGCTGTTACAGCTACCCTAATTGTGATGAAGCACCTAATGGATGTAGGCATGTTATGGGAGATGATGCTGAACAATATGGATATAGGGATTAAGCATGAAGGTAAATAAACTAGTAGAAGATTACTATTCTTCCTATGATTACAGACAGTTACGAGATGAAACTAAGAAACAGTATCAATACTTTCTGTCTGTTATGCTTGACACAGTAGTGGATGAGAAGCCTCTGTCTTCCTACAATCTTGATGCTGTCACCAGCCGCTTTGCAAAGGAGTCTTACAACCAATGGTGTGAGAAGGGTATTCACATGGCTAATCATGTAATGTCTGTTACAAGAGTGGTGTTTAATCACGGTTTGCGTATGGAACTGTGCAGCATGAACCCTTTCTCTCTTGTGCGGAAGCGCACAGCAGAGAGGCGAAAGACTGTGTGGAGCAGGGAAGACTTACAAAAGTTTCTTGATGCAGCATACAGCGATTTTAACACACGCAACATAGGATTGATTGCACAGATGGCATACGAATGGTGTCAGCGTATTGGTGATATGCGTAACCTTACATGGGATAGCATTGACTTTGACACACAGACTGTTCACATTGAGCAGAGCAAGCGTAGGGCTGATGTTCACCTGCCTATATCGGATGACTTGTGCGAGATGTTACGTCAGCAGCAAGATGACTTTGGCTTTCAACAGTATGTAGCCCCGATGCCTAGACCAATACGAGGTGAGTTCAAGCCATACTCACTTACAAAGCTGCCCAAATATGCACGAACTATCATGGATAGCATAGGTTTGTCGCAGGAGTTGCGGCTGTCTGACCTACGCAGGACTGGAACAACAGAGATGGTTGAGGCCGGTGTCGGTATCGGTCAAATTATGTCGGTTACAGGACACGCTAACCCCGGCAGCGTAAAACCTTACATGAAAAATACTTTGTCAAGTGCAAATTATGCATTGACAGAGCGTAAAAATCATGTTATAAGCATGGTAACTGCCGCAAAGAAAGGGATTATATATGACTAATGTATATAACATTATAAGTGATATAGACTTATCTAATGGAGAAACAAAGAGGATGAACTGTCCTGTATGTAAAGGATACAAAACCTTTACTGTGACCAATAACATGGGCAGTCTCATGTGGAATTGCTACAAGGCTTCCTGCA